TGCACATGAGCGCCTTCGCCGGCCACCAGCAAGGCCGCGAGATTGCCTTCGGCCGCCGCGCCGATGGCGGGCACATGACGGCGATCATTTCCGGCAGTTTCTACCAGCACCAATACAAGTATCTCAGCCCGTTCACCAACATGCACTGGCGCGGGGCTTATTTCCTGCACCAAGTAAAGGATGGACGGTTTGACGAGATGGCCCTGTCCCTTGATTACCTGAAACGGAGATATGCGTGAGCGACACCGTAGATGCAAACGTCCTGAGAGCGGTGTTCGCTGCGCGCGTATCGCTGGCCAAGCTGTCCAAGGCTGAAGCGGTGGCGCACGCGGAAGACGAATGGGACAAGACCCAGCGATGGGTGGCGTCCGCCAGCAACAAGGAGGGGTCGTTCATCTGGTTCTGCCAGGAGTTCGATCTGGATGAAGGTGCAGTGCGCAGGGCAATACGGGAGCGGCGGAAATAGTGCTAACCCCACGTCCCTATCAGATCGAAGGCCGGGACTTTCTGGCCAGCCGCACACGCGCCCTGCTGGCCGATGAAATGCGGGTCGGCAAGTCTTGCCAGGCGGTGATGGCCGCGCACAAGCTGGGCGCGCAGTCCATACTGGTGACGTGCCCGGCCATCGCCATCCCCCACTGGCATCGGGAGATTGAAAAGTGGTGGCCGTCTGGGCCGCTGCCGAAGGCACAGGTGCTGTCATACAACATCGCCACGCATCTGTGGGAAGTCGGCAACCGTAAGAAGTTTGACGTGTTCATCCCGGACGAAGCGCACTTCGCCAAGAATCCCGAAGCCAAACGCACCAAGATGGTCTACGGCAAGACGGGGTTCGGGCAGTCATCCGGCGCCATCTGGCCGCTGTCGGGCACGCCCGCCCCGAAACATGCGGCGGAACTATGGCCTATGCTGAAAGCCTTTGGTGTGGTCGGTATGGATTACCAGTCGTTCATCGAACGCTACTGCGTGTACGATAAGTGGGCTGACAAGATCCGTGGCACCAAGCAAGCCATGATCCCGGAACTGCGTGGCCTGCTGGCGACGGTGATGCTACGCCGCACCCGCAAGGATGTGGCGCCAGAGATGCCGGGTATTGACTTCCAGTTCCTTGAGATCACGCCGACTACCGCAGCTGACCTGCCGGCGGGCATCGACACCGAGCACCTGGAAGACAACCCGACTTCCCTGCAGGCCGAGCGCATTGCGGTGGCCCAGTCCAAGGTGCTGCCGCTGGCCAAGAACATCGACTTTGCGATCAGCAATGAACTCCTGAAGCAGGGGGTTGTGTTTGGCTGGCACACAGAACCACTGGAACACTTGACACGGTTGCTGAATTCGCTTAATATAAAGACCGAACTGTTGACCGGCAAGACGACGCCGACACAGCGGGAGCGGATACAAAACAATTTCCGGAATGGCTTGACACAGGTGATTACTGGGAACATAATGTCGTGCGGTACGGCGATTGACCTGTCCAGCGCGTCGCACGGATGGTTTATCGAGTTAGATTGGGTCAGCGGTAATAATGTGCAGGCAGCGAACCGATTGGTCAGCATGATGAAAAAAGAGAAGGTCACGATTGACGTGGCCACGGTGCCGGGAACGATTGATGACGGCGTGCAGCAAGTGTTGATGCGCCGGGTGCGGGAACTGAGTCAACTTTACTAGGAGCAGCGAATGATCGAAGTCACGTTCAAGTTTGACAGCATTGAGAAAGCCATCGCCACGCTGGGTTCACTGATGAAGGGTGCGGCGCCGGTGCCGAATATCGAGAATCCGGCGAAGCCCGAAGGTGGCACAGTTGACAAGAAACGCAAGCCCCGTGCGGATGCAGGCAAGCCGCGGGGGTCGTACAAGGACAATGGGGTGGCCACTTCCGGCCCGGCAATAGTGAACGATCAGCCGGCGATCCCGGTGACTGCCGAGCATCCAACCGAAGCCGCCACCCCACCCGAAACCGCAGCGCCGACTGTCACTCAGCAACAGGTGATGCCATCCGGAGGCTCTGAGTCGGTCGCTGTGGCCCCTCCCCCGGCCACCCAAGAGCAAGCCCAAGCGGCGCTGGAAGCCCTGTACGACGCCAAGGGTTTGCCGGCAGCGCAGGCCGCCATGGGGCAGTTCGGGGTATCCCGACTGCGTGACATGAAGCCGGAAGACTACGGCCCGTTCGTGGCCGCTGCGCAGGAGGCAACCAAGTAATGTACCCGATGGCCAACTACTTCTACTGTCTGTCCGAACTGGTTGCCTTTGAACTGCCGGTGGACACGTTCATCCTGGGCTGGATCGCCAACGAGGAAAACCAGTAATGGCGTTACACGCCAAGCTGTCCGCCTCTGCCGCCCACCGCTGGATGAACTGCCCGGCCAGCGTGCGGCTGTCGGAAGGCGTGCCACACGTCGAAAGCCCGCACGCCAGCCTCGGCACCATGGCGCACTCGGTCGCAGCGTATTGCCTGAAGAACCGGCTGCCGGCCAGCGCCATCCTGGACGATCACGCGGACAGCGTGCAGTTCTACCTAGACTTCTGCCGTAAACAGAAAGGTACACACGCGATTGAGATTGATTTAGCACCTGCCTTGGCCCGCATCGACCCGGACACTGGCGGCACGGCGGACTTTGTGTGCTGGACAGAAGACGGCAAGCACCTGCTGGTGGCCGACTTCAAGTTCGGAACCGGTGTGCCAGTGGCAGCGGAAGACAACAAGCAGTTGAAAATGTATGCGCTCGGTGCTATGCTGTCACTCTACCTGCAGCCGGAGACAGTCGAAGTGGCCATTGTGCAACCCCGGCTGGAAGACCCAGATCAGTGGGTGAAGCGAAATACCTTCCGCGCCATTGACCTGCTGGACTTTGCAGCGGACGTGCAGGAGGCGGCAGTGAAGGCGCGGTTGCCGGATGCCGAGCCGGTGCCGGGCGAAGAACAGTGCCGCTGGTGCCAGGCGGCGAAGGCGAAGCGGTGTTCGGTGGCCGTCAAGACTGGCTACCGCAAACCCGCTGGCGCCAAGATTAAAGCAGATGACTTTGCGGTAATGACGGGACCGTGAGCCTGACGTAATTTTCTCCCCCGTCACTTTAGGAGTAACAAACCATGGGTACTCGCGTTCGCATCAATGATGTCCGTTTCAATTTCACCAACAACCTGTTCACCGCCGGCAAGGCCAAGGGCAACGACAGCGGCAAAGAGAAGTTCAGTGTCGTCGCCATCTTCGGGCGGGAGCATCCGCAGATTGCCGAGATCAAGGCTGCGCTGCTGGAAGCTGCCACCGCCAAGTGGGGTGCCAAGGCTGCCGAAGTGTTGAAGCAACTGTCCGCTGGCGACCGCATCTGCCTGCATGATGGCGATGCCAAGAGCGACCACGCAGGCTACGCGGGCAACTACTTCATCAATGCCAGCAACGAACTGCGCCCGCTCGTCATCGGCCCGAACCGGGAGAACCTGGTGGCGGCGGACGGCAAGCCCTACTCCGGGTCTTACGGCAACATCATTCTGGAGTTCTGGGCGCAGGACAACCAGTTCGGCAAGCGCGTGAACGCTTCGCTGCTCGGCGTGCAGCACGTCAAGGACGGCGAACGCCTGTCCGGCGGCGGTGTGGCTGCGGCGGATGACTTTGAAGCGATCCCGGTGCCGCCTCCGGTTGCAGGTTCCGGCGGTGGCAGCAGCGGCGCAGCAGCACTGTTCTAAAGAACCGATAGTGCGCCCTTCCCCGCCGGCGCAGTGTGGGCTGGCGGGGTCTTTTTCTTCTGGAGAATAATAAAGTAATGGCCGAAGAACCAGTCCTGCACATCGACTTTGAAACCCGCAGCACGGTTGACCTGCGGGAAGTCGGGCTGCACAACTACGCCCGCCATGAATCCACGGATGCGTGGTGCATGGCTGGAGCCATTGGCTCGGAAGAACCAGGACTCAGCACTCTTGCGGACAACATGTGGCTGCCTCCGGTATGGGCAGCGCATGTCCGCAACGGCGGCGCAGTCTACGCCCACAACGCCCCGTTTGAACTGACCATCTGGAACAGCATCATGGTTCCGCGCTATGGCTGGCCGGAACTGAAACCCGAGCAAACCTACTGCACAATGGCGATGGCGTACGCCATGGGCCTGCCCGGCAACCTGGAAGACGCCGCCCTTGCCATGGGGTTGCGCGTGCTAAAGGACGCCGAGGGGCGCAGCCTGATGCTCCGGATGTGTCGCCCGAGATCCAAGCCCGGCCAGCCGTTGACGTGGTGGGACGAAGACGACAAACTGGCCCGCCTCTACGAGTACTGCCGGCAGGACGTGCGGGTCGAACGGGAATTGCACAAGCGGTTGATGCCGCTCTCAGACAAGGAACGCCAGGTCTGGTTGCTGGACTACCAGATCAACCAGCGTGGCGTGATGATTGACGTGCCCACGGCCAAGGCAGCGATCACCCTGGCCGACACCATGAAGGTGAAATATGATGAACAGATGGCCATCGCCACCGGTGGTGCCGCGACTTCATGCACGGCGCTTGCTCCGATCAAGGAGTGGCTCAATCAACAAGGCTGCCACAAAGCACTCGCTGGCTTGGCTAAGGCGGATGTCACGGAACTGCTGGCCGATGATACCCTACCCGCTGCTGCCCGACGTGTCCTGACTTTACGGCAGGAGGCCGGAAAGGCCAGCAACGCCAAGTTCAATGTAATGGTCAATCAAGCTGGCGACGATGGCCGGCTGCGCAATCTAGTTCAGTACCATGGCGCTGCCACCGGACGCTGGGCTGGCAGGGCGGTGCAGGTCCACAACCTGCCGCGGGATATGCCGAAGGCCAAGGTGGTCGAGCACGTCCTGCAGCTGGTGCGTGACGGCCAGCATGAAGCCATCGACATGATCTACGGCCCGCCGCTGTCCATGGTGTCCCGCTGTATGCGGTCGTTCTTTGTGGCACCGGACGGCAAGATGCTGCTGGCAGCGGACTTCTCCAACGTCGAAGGCCGTGGCGCTGCGTGGTTTGCCGGCGAACACTGGAAGATCGAAGCCTTCCGCGCAGCCGACGCCAAGACTGGCCCCGGCATCTACGAGTTGGCTTACGCCAAGTCGTTCAACGTGCCGGTGGAGTCGGTCAAAAATCCTTCAAACGAGCGACAGGTCGGCAAGACGATGGAATTGGCTTTTGGTTTCCAGGGTAGTGTCGGCAGCTTCCATGTGATGGGTAAAACTTACGGAGTGAAAGTCACTGATGAAAAAGCAGACGAGTTCAAAAACGCCTGGCGCTCAGCGCACCCGAAAATCGTCGGCGCGTGGTACGACATCCAAAGGGCGGCGATCAACGCCGTCAAGAATCCGGGCCAAGTCTACGCCTGCGGCCATCCCGGTCGCCAAGCCAAGTTCAAGGTGGCCGGTTCGTTTCTATGGTGTCTGCTGCCAAGCGGTAGGGCAATTTGCTATCCGTATGCAAAACTTCTGGAAGGCGAATACGGGCCGCAGCTGACCTACATGACCAACCCTTCCCCGGACGACCGGAAGAAAGGCAAGGTCATCAAGGATCCGCAGAACTCGGCGGGCTGGGCGCGGGTCGGCACCTATGGCGGCAGCCTGTTCAACAACATCATCCAGGGCACCTGCCGTGACCTGCTGGCGGATTGCATGTTGCGTCTGGACGGACTTGGTGCTAACATAGTTCTTCACGTCCATGATGAAGCGGTTGTGGAAGTTGACGCGGACAAAGCAGAAGCCGCGCGCCAGAAGATGCAAGAGATTATGCGAACCCCGCCCGAGTGGGCTGCCGGGTTCCCCCTTTGGGCCGATTGCGGAGTGATGAAACGATATGGCAAATAAGCTGGACGCAGCCATTGCCCTTGCAGCCAAGGGCTTTGAAGTGTTCCCGATCAAGCCCGGTGCCAAGTTCCCGCCGTTGATCAAGGACTGGCCGAACAAAGCAACTGGCAGTCCGCAGCTGTTCGGTCCGTGGTGGGACCAGTGGCCCGACGCCAACATTGGGATTCACACCAAAGGGCTGGTGGTTATTGACGTTGATGTCAACAAGGGCGGGGATGATTCTCTGGCCCTACTGGAGATGACTTATGGACTCCCCGAAACCCTCACAACCCGTACACCGACGGGAGGGCGGCACCTTTATTACCGAACTTCCGTGGCCGTGCCGAATGGTGTGGATTCCCTCGGAGCAGGTCTTGATGTGCGTTCCGAAAGAGGCTACGTCGTCGCCCCTGGCAGTGAAGTTGACGCCGGACGGTATCGTTACGAGCAAGACATTCCTGTATCCCCCGCGCCCGACTGGCTGATCCAGAAACTTGGCACGATCGTGCCAAAAACTAGCACGACTTCCGAGCCGGTGCAGGACGCCGACACCAGCGTGGTGGAGCGGGCGCGGGAATGGCTGGCCAAGCAACCCGGCGCCGTCGAAGGCGAGGGTGGGGACGCGCAGACCTTCAAGGTGGTCTGCGCCCTGCGGGATCTGGGGCCGTCAGCTGAACAGGCCGGCGAACTGCTGGCCGAGTGGAACGACCGCTGTTCCCCGCCGTGGTCGATCGACGAACTGAGCGACAAGATCGCCAATGCCTACACCTACGCCCAGAACGAAGCCGGTGTGCGTGCCGCTCTCCCCGACGACTTCCCGGTCATGGATGTGCCGCCAACGCCGCCCCGCAAACCCACGAAGGTCGCCCGCCTTTCTCAATTTGCGAATAGCGAAAACCGTGGCCCCGGCTACTTGGCCAAGGGATTGCTGCAGAAAGCGTCCTACGCCATCGCCTACGGCCCGCCCGGTGGCGGCAAGACCTTCACCCTGCTGGACTTGGCCTACCACATTGCCGCCGGCAAGGAATGGATGGGGCACAAAGTCCACGGCGGGCCGGTGCTTTACCTGCCCTTTGAGGGCGGCGGAGGGCTGATCAAACGAGCGCAGGCGCTACGCCAGAAGTATGGTGACGCTGACGTGCCGTTCTTCATTGCACCCGCCAGCTTCAACCTGCGGGAGCAGACCGGACGCAAGGAACTGGGCGCGGTCATTGCCGACCTGCCGGAGAAACCGGTGCTGATCGTGATCGACACCCTGGCCCGCGCCTTGATGGGCGGGGATGAAAATTCCGCACAGGACGTAGGGGCTTTCAACAGCGCCGTGGCTGCCCTGATTGAATCGACTGGTGCCTGCGTGCTGATCGTCCACCACTCGGGCAAGAACCAGAACGCCGGGGCGCGCGGGTCGTCAGCCCTCTTGGGGGCTATTGACACGGAATTGCAGATCAGCGACAATAGGGTGACTGCCAGCAAGCAACGGGACGTGGAGATCGGTGCCCCGATAGGCTTCAAGCTGGTGCCAGTGGTGGTGGGGCTGGACTCCGATGGCGACGAGATGACGAGTTGTGTGGTGGAGCCGGACGCCGTAGGCACTGGCCCAACCGGGCGACTGGCCGGTCACGCCAAGCGGGGATTTGAAGTGCTGTGCCAGTTGCGGCCGGACAACACTTCGATCAGCGACATCGAATGGAAAGAGGCGTGCATGGAGTTCCTGCCCGCACGCAAAGCGTCGTTCTACGACATGAAGCATGTGTTGTTGAAGAAGCGATACATTGTGGTTGACAACGAAGGGCTGGTGACACGGAGGATGGAGTAATGCCCCCACTTTATGACTTGTGGTGCCCCACCTGCCATCGCACCGTCGAACGCCAGTGCAAGATCGACGACCGGTTGACGCAACGCTGCTACCACGACGGCGACTTGCTGACAGTGAAGATTGCGCCGGTCTACGGCAAGATGGCGGGCACGGTATTGAAAGGCGGCGGGCCTGATCGGTTCACCGCGGACGTGCTCGGGATGCGGCTGGATGAACTGCCTAGCGGATTGCGGACAACTAAATGACTCCAAAACAAATGGCGGGGATGATGTCGAGCGCAACTCCTGAATGGGCTACGCCGCAGGACTTCTTCGATAAACTGAATTTGCAATACGGCTTTGACCTTGACGTTTGCGCCACAGCAGAGAACGCCAAGTGCGCGCGGTTCTTTACGGAAGCTGACGACGGGCTGAAGCAAGAGTGGACCGGAGTTGTGTGGATGAACCCGCCGTACGGTCGCACAATCGGCAAGTGGGTTCACAAGGCTTACGAGTCAGCGCAGAAGGGCGCAACCGTTGTGTGCTTGCTGCCCGCGCGCACCGACACCGCTTGGTGGCATGACTACTGCGAGAAAGGCAGACACCAGTTTGTGCGGGGCCGCTTGAAGTTTGGCGGCAGCAAGAACAGCGCGCCGTTCCCGTCCGCCGTTGTCGTATTTGAGCCTAGCGGACTGCGGGCCGAACAGCCGCCCAAATGAACCCAATGTTGGCCACGGCGTACGCAGCCCACGCCATGGCCATGCCCGGATCACCCGCCTTGCCGTAGCGCACCGCCACCGACAGATACAGACCGGCGGCGATCAGCAGTTCCCAAGGTGTCACTTGGTGACACCCTTGGCTTTATCCACGGAGCGCAGGGTGCCGAGGCCGAGCAGACCGGTCACAACGACCCACAGCAGGTCGATGTTGACTTCGGGTGGCGCTGGCCAACCCTTGACCGCACCGACCCAAGCCAAGACCGGCTGCAGTAACGTGGCGTAGACAAAGCCCGCGCCGCCCGCCCAGCCAAAGAACGGCCGCCAGCCGGCAACGAACACGGAAGCGTGCTGCGCCTCGCGCGCATTGATCTCCAGCTGACCCATGATCTGCTTCAGATCGCCATCCTGGGTCATCTTCATCAGTTCCAGTTCAGCCGCTGCCTTTTGCGCAGGATCCGGGAAGATGCGGTCGATGATGCCTTTGCCCAGTTCAAACAGCGGGCCTAAGAGTAACGGGTTCATACTAATAACTCCAGACAGTCGGGCGACCTACCTGCAGGTCGTCCAGATGGATAAAACGTCCGCCGCCCTTCTGCTGCACGCCGATGCCAGTGAAACCGGCCAGCAGCGCCGCAGACAGCACCATGTAGGCTTGGCTGTGCGACACACCAAAGTCGATGGCGCGGCCCGTTGTGTGCGGACCGGTGCGCCCTGTGCCGGATACCTTGGCGTTGTAGTCGGGGCATCGCGCAGCCGAAGTCACGGGCAACGCAAAGCCAACAGCCTTGCGCAAGGCTTCCACCCGATCCATGAAATCCTGCTTTGGCAGCATACCGCAACCACACTTGCAGGCCAGTTCTTCACGTTTGAAATGTGGGGTCACAACGTCACCAAAGACTTAATGGCCTGCGCCGGGATCACCGACACAGTGCCGTCATCGAAGTACAGACCGATGGCACCGGCTTCTGTAAAGCCGCCGAAGCAACCCTCGTTTGTCTTGCCGTTCTGCGTCCACGTTGCCCGCAGCGGCAGGTTCGTCACCGCCGGCAGCCGGCACTTCTCGTCAAACAGCGTGACCGTGACGCCCGGCGCATTGGCCACGGCGATGGGTGCTGCGTACAGCCCGGCCCAGATGAACAGTAACCCGACAGCGATAAGTCCTTGCACGATGGTTTTCATACACTCCCCCTTGGCCAGCCCATTTCAATCTCAATGGCACGGGCGGCTTCTTTGAAGTCGGTGTCGTGCGCGTATTTGTTCGGGACTTGATCGTGGCCAAGGGCTGCGTGCAGCATCTCATGCGCCAGGATGCGAAGCAGCATGTCCAGTGATTTCGTGTCGGTGGTGTCTACCCAGATACAGTGATTGTCGCCAGCCTTGCCGTGGTAGCCATGGGCTTTGAGCGCCTTGGCCACAAACACCATCTTGTTGACCGAGGGCAGGCGGCGGTCATTGTTGAACGCAATCTTTTTGAGAAAGCAGTAACCCGCGCGCAGGCCACTCTCGTCAAATTTCATTTCCCATTCAGCCAGTTCTGAACAGTCTGCGTTTCGTAGATACGAATGACCGTCCAGATGATGGCGGCAATCGTGGCGATGATGGTCAGCACGGTGGAGAATACCCCCAGCCAAGCAGCGAATACAGTGCCGTACGCTGCTGCGTCGGCCAGGTGTTTTACTTGATCCCCTTGCTGAACCATCTTGTCGCCCCTTGTCATGTTTTGATGTTTACAATTTTTTTACTGTCAATCGGTTGTAGGTAACGTCCGCAACAACATCAACGGCCTCTCCCATAAAAGCCTCAACCTTTATTGAGTCACCTGTTTGCATGTAAAGCGCGGCGTGGCAGGTAAACCCAATCAGGTTTCCGCCAGCATCTGGTGGTTGATTTGGGCCTTGAAAGATTTGTCCGCCGGCCGTTATGCGCAGATACCCCCACGCTTGCGCCGCAGCCCAATTCTCCGTAACAACTTGAACATTAATCTCATAAAAACCATCAATAAGAACTTCCAACCTAGTATTGCCGGAGTCCCAATAAAAAGAGTTGGTATCTTCGGCTAGAGCAGAAGCAAACGGGATTGCGGTAAATGAAGTTGCACCGATAGCCGTCGCTACGGATGACCGACGCACAGACACCGGAGGTTGCTTTGTCCAGTAGTCAGGAATCGCTTGAAACCCGTCTGCTCTTGTTCTTAATCCTCTGTCAAGTAGATAGCAGTTCCAAGAACAGTTAATAAACTGCGTGTTTTTTGCTCCAGTTCCAACTTCAATAACCGGATACAGAGATGCTACGCCGTGAACGCCGTCGTTGTAGGTCGCAGGAGTTCCGCCAATTTCAAAATAGCAGCCGTTAAACGTAGTACTGTTGCCGCCCGTTAATTTACCGAGCTTAACGACGTAGTAACCGGCAGTATTTCGTGCAACGCCGTAGACATGCTCCCCCGCCGCTACCCATTCGTGCTCCATCGCGGTCGAATAGGTGCCCTCAAACGAGGTGCCGTTGAATAGCGTGCCAAGCGGGTCTGTAATCGGCCCTTCAATCAGGAATGCACGAACCCTGCCGCCGATGGAACCGCCGTGGAAGCTATTGGTGTTTTGATCGTTCGTTATCTGAAGTGCGGTATCAATCCCACCAATTTTTAAATTAATGAAATCACCGTATAGCGTCAGATTGCCGTCCGTATCTTTGGTAAGGTGTAAGCCAATCCCGTTTGTGTTGTCTAGCTTGTCGATCTCCACGTTTTTCATATACGGATGAAGAACACCGGCCAAACGCACAACGCTTGCAACCGCAGCGGAGCCAGCGGAATAAATTGAAATGTCCTCGACAGACATATTCCCTTGTGCGCCTTGGTTCCCGCCGAGAGTAAGGCAATGCCCCGATGCCGCGCCGGTAATCAGAATTGTAGTTCCTGCCTCGTCGCCAGCGTCATAAAAGGCATGGTGTGCTGGCCCCTGCCCCTTGATGTTTACTGGCGCTGGGACTGACAATCCAGACGCCGCATACATGGCTCCCTGCGGGATTTGCACGATGCCGCCACTCACTGCAAGCGAGGAAACTGCTGCCGCAAACTCAGCGGCATCGTCAGTGACTCCATCGCATACCGCACCAAAGTCTTTGACGCTGACACTCTCGCCAAGTTTTGCGGTAACGCTGCGTTCAACAGCGCCAGTTCCTGATTGTGTAAACGTGCTGGTGTTGGCGTCACCGACCGCCAGTTCAAACGCCGTGCCGGCAACATTGCGCCGCAAATAATAACCCGCCTTGCCTGCAACAACAATGTCGGTCTGTTCCCCTTCGGACGATGGCACTTTCAGTGAGCGGCCGGTTTCTTCATCAATTTGTTGGTCGATCATGGTCAACCGATCCAGCCGGTCTTCCAGCACTTCCGCGTCGTTGATGTCGTTGTTCAGGAAATCATCGTCTTGCGTCAGCGGCAAGACACGGCGGATAACCAGCGTGGTGCCAGCGGCCGGTGCGCCGTAGGGGCTGGAGCCGCCCGCCAGGCTGACCGTGCCAGTCGTGCCCGCGCCGCCAGTGACGGTGTAATCCGTATTCTCCATCAGCGTTTCGGACGCGCCGGTCGAGTCCGTGACAACCGTGAGCACAAGGTCACTGGTGTCAAAGAAGACCACTGGCGACGTGGCGAAGCTGGTCGTCACGCCATTGCCGGCAAATGTTTTTCGATTGGTTGTTGAACTGACAGTCATTTTTAATCCCCTATAATCCAGTTTACCCTAAGAGCAGGAACATTGTTTCAAGTTCTTGTTTCCGTTGCTTTTTCTGTATTGGCGTGCGGGAGCCAACCAGCATGACGTCCCAGTACGTGATCGGTGGCGGCCCTGCCGGTTCCTCTGGCACCACCGGGATCGTACACTGGATGTCAAAGAACGCGCCGTCAAAGAACCTTCCGTCGAAGAAACTTTCGTCATAGCAGAACTGGTCGAAGTATTCTCCGTCAAAGAATAGCCCGTCAAAAAATTCAATTCGGGCCATAGCCGTTAGCTTCTGGTGTCAAACAACAGGATGTCTCGGGTGGCCTTCCCGGTGTAAGGTTCCGCGCCATGGAAACTATTGTCGCAGCGCGCGAACGCCAGCATCGAACCGGGCTTGCCTGGCGCCGTCCACTTGACCTTGAAGCCTTCTCGGGCATGGTGCCGGCCAGCGGGGTCCGTAAATCCTGCAGTCAGCGGCTCATACACCGTGGTGCCATGTTCCGCTTCGGTCCAATCCTTGGTGACGTAAAACAGGGCAGTGACGACTTTGCGTGCCGTGTCGGTGTGCGGCCCGATGTGGTAGCCGGGGCCGTCGCGCAGCATCACGGTTTCGTCGCTGGCGGCCTTGACGCCGAACTTGCGGTCAAACGCCCGGCGCAGGTCGCCATCGCGCATCCAGGCCGTGCAGTCCGGTGCATCCTTTACGCTACGATCAGGGTAGCCAGCGGTGCCGCGTGCCTCCTGCAGAGACTTATACCCCGCGCCGTCGGCCGGTGTCACCTGCGCCAAGAACTCCGGCGGCAGGGCGTTTTCGATGTAGATGTGCGGATACGGTTCCATGATTACCTCGGCCGCTTCGATCTGCTGCAGCACATACTCCTTGACCGGGTTGACCGGCGCCGGCCGGCGCAGCACATATTCCGCGCAGCCCTTGAAGGTTCCGTCCTTGCGGCGTGCTGCGTCAATCTGCGCAGTGTCAAACTCATACCCGCAAGTCTGCAGATTCTTCAGCATCTCTTGGTGATCTGGCAGATTCTCGTTGACTTCAATCAACAAACTCTTAACCTTCCCGGATGCCAGTGCCTTGACAGCGCCGGCAATGATGCGGTGCTCAAACCCGTCCACGTCGATCTTGATGTGATCAGGCGCCGGGATGCCCATCTCAATCAGCGTGTCGATTGACATGCCAAGGCAGCCCTGCTTGATGCCTGGGCGTGGCTGCAGGTCGAAGCCGACCTCTTGGCCATAGGAATTACAAGACCCGCCAGCGTCTTGAGTGGACAGATAAATGGTTGATACTTCGGGGTTTCCACTAGCAATGGCCAGACAGTAAGCCGTTGCGTCCAGCTTGTTCAGGGTGATGTTCTGGCACAGGATCGCGTAGTTGCTGGCCTCGGGCTCAAAAGCGTAGACCTTTGCGCCACGGTGGGCCGCCGCCAGCACGGTGTATCCGCCGACGTTGGCGCCGATGTCCCACAGGACTTCGCCCTTCTCAAACGTGTCGATCCACTCCAGCGTCACCGGCTCCTTGGTCGCCAAGGTGTTGGCGCGCCATGCCGTCTGCTTGTTTGGTGTGTGGAATTTGACCTTGGTGCCGGCGTGCTCAAATACAGTGACGGCCGCTTGCGGTGCCTCGACTTTTACTTTCTTGGTGCGGGGGCCAACGACGGCGTGAACCTCGTCGCCCTTCTCAAACAACTGGCCAATGTCAAAGAACCCTTCCAGCGTCTTGCCCCACCAGTCCTTGCCCTCTTGGATCAGGTGCGCGTTGCGACCATCCGGCAAAACCTTTTTTGCCGGTCGCGTGCTTATTACGAAATACCCGACCTTCTGTGTCAGCGACGCCAAATTGGCCAGCACGTCGCCAAGCATCTCAGGCTCAATGTGCTCCAGCACGTCGGTGCATACAACGATGTCTGCCGGACGCGGCGACATATCTTTGCCCGAAATGGCCGGGTCATACTCCCAGATAGGGAATGGCAGATTCTTGGCCAAGGTGCCTTTACCGCAGCCATAGTCGAGCACCGATGTCGTCTTCAGTTTCTCGGACAGCTTCAGAACCACCTCTGCGTGCTTGTAGCCACCGGCACCAAAATGCCCCATCTCGTCATGCAGTTTCTGGTTCATCTGCCGGTAGGTGTCGCTGATCAACGTCGGCTTCAGGAACGCAATGTTCGATTCTTTCGGGGCTTTCATTTGGTGATTTTGCATCATGGCTTGCACGAGTCCCTCCCCATAAAATTTAACACTTGATAATTTCAGCATATCGACTTCGTGAGGGACGGTTTTTGCAACCTCCTTCAAGTTTGGCGATGTCCTGAAAAATCTCCCTGAACCTTTCGGATACTCCAGATCAAAAAACTGCTTCAACGGATTCGTATGCTTGTCCGCGTGCGCGTATTCGTTCTCGGCGCAACCGTCCATGCCGAACACATGCTGATTCACGAAACCCATAAATCTCGCCACAGACATTGCACGCATACCGGCATCGCAGCCGCCAGTGAGTGAGTATTCCCCCTGCGGCAGCACGCGCAATGCTTCGGCATCGTTTGAGAAACAGTGCCACAGTTCAATTTTGGCGTTCGCGGCAATCAGCGTGTCGATGTATCCAGGGTGAACGGTAGAGCATGGCAGATACGTCACGTCAGGGTGAATATCACCAAGCATCTTAATTTTGTGGTCACGCGGGTCAACGTCCAGATGCCATGTCGGGACGATGCCTTTCTCAATCAGGAATTTGTGCGCTCCCGACGTGGTAATGATGTATTTGAAATCCTTTAAATGCTCCCACGTCTTTTTCAGGCTAGGGCCGTAACCGACGATGGCAATCGGATCTTCACGCTTACCGTCGTAATGCTGCACGCGGCCTTTGACTTTCTTTATTGACAGTTTGACCTGTTCATCGCGCAGCCAAAGCGGTATGCAATAACCAGTCCCGTAAACTGCGTCAAAATCAATGTTTGTCGAACGCGCTGAAAGGCGTGCGGTAGCTTTTTTCATTTAAGTCGGATGGCTTTCAAATAAGAACCAGGCATTAAGTGAATCGGGCTTGCCGTCGTTGACGCGATACCGGCATACATCAGTCGAACGGTTCCCGCGCTTGCTACGTTCATAACGTGCTGGAAATTGACCACATAAACGCCACCAGCAGGGCCGGCGCCAGTGATCGACATAAATATTGACGCTCCAGATACCTGAAGCTGACCAGCGCCACCAGCAAAACCTGCTGACTGACCGCCAGAGAATCGTGTGAATGCACCGAAGCGTGGCGTGGACAACGGCGGAACTGAGTAACCGGCACGCAAACCAACAGTCGTGGCAGACGTTGAAAACGCCAGCATCCCCATAATTTCCCAAGTCTGGTCTGCGGCAACCGTCAGCACCAAGCCGCTAATATCCACCAGCGCAGAACCGGCAACAGACTGGACATTAGACACAATCCTGATCTGTGGCGGGGAAACTGCGGCAGCAGCGGCAGACGCAACCGATGCGGCCTGAACCGCTACCGACGCAGCGTTCGATGCCACAGACGCAGCATTTGCAGCAACCGACGCGGCGTTGCTGGCAACCGATGCGTAGTTCGATACTGCACCGACAGCAGCACTCAACGTATCCACTCGACCGGACAGCGCAATCAATCCAGACAACAAATTACTTGCCTTGTCTGACAACACACCGTGGTCGGAGCGCAGATCGGACAGGTTCGCCGCAATGCTATCGGCGTTGCCACTCAGGTTATTGACCACCACAAACACGGAATCCAGCCGCGTCGATAGTCCGAACGCAGCCGCAGACAATTCGTTAGACGTAACACTTCCAGCACCGCCAGTTCCGCTATTGGCGGATACACGGTCAGCCAATGAACTGATGGCGTTGAAAACTTCCGCGCTGGTTACTGACCCGCCGCCGCCAACACCGGAGTTACCAGACACGCGATTAACTACAGAATCCAGTCTTGCGGATAGCGCGGCATGATCGACGCTGTTCGTCTGTGATAAGGCGGACACGGCATTGAATACCGACGTTACCCGCCCGTCGATGGATACATGCGCGGCACTGTTCGCATTAGACAGTGCTGACAGCGCTTGCGACAGCACAGATACCGCGTTCGCAACCGATGTCACTCGGCCATCAATCGAAACGTGAGCAGCACTGTTTGCGTTAGACAATGCTGATAGTGCTTGCGATACGACGTTCACCGCACTGATACGGTTCGCAATCTCTGCTGATACTGCGTTGCTGACAGTTGTGATCGCAGCGGACAACACACCATCCGCACTCGTCCGGTTCACGATTTCCGCGCTGACAGCATTGCTGACAGTCGTAACTGCGGCAGACAATACACCATCGGCGCTAGTCCGGTTCGCCGCTTCCACTGAAACCGCATCAACCACTTCCGCCGACGTTACAGAGCCGCCGCCACCTACGCCGCTGTTGGCGGACACCCTGTTTACCACAGAATCCAGCCGAACAGAAAGCGCGCCGTCTGCGCTGACACGGTTCACAGTTTCAGCACTTACCGCGTTGCTCACCGTAGTTACTGCGGCTGACAGCACGCCATCGGCACTTACTCGGTCAACAATCGCAGCACTCAGCGCGTTCGATACCGTGTTAATTCCACTCTGCGCCGCAACCGATACTGCGTTCAGTTCCAGCGAAGTTACCGAACCGCCGCCGCCGCCAGTTCCTGAGTTCGCAGACACACGATCAACTAGCGACTGGTGCGCCGCAGACAGCGCAGCCAATTCTTCCGGCAGGCTGGTCACGTCGGCCAGGGAAATGCTGACCGCGTGATCAGCATCCCATGCCGCGGCCCCCAATGGCCCGAAGTTGGCGTTCGATGAAGTGGTGTGCCTGATTGTAGCCATTATCCGTGCCTTTTATGAACCCAAGACGACACGGGAACGTGGCGTTCCCAGTTCGTCCGGAACCATGATACGGTCCGCCAGTGTAGCACGGAGCATGTTGTCTAATCGTTTTGCCAGAGAATCTTCCAGCTTCTGGATGGCCGCCACCAGCGCCGCATCCTCTGGTGCGTCATCCTCGTCGTCATCCTCTTGATCGACTTCGACCGGTTTGCGGACTTCCCGCCGGAGTTCGTCTATCTGCTGTTGCAGGTCGGCAGCCGTGCGCTCGGCAGCAATGGCACGATCTTCCAGCACCAGGATCAGCCGCCCGAGTTGGCGCGCGGTTTCGTCTGACGTGTCATCCGGCAGCTTCAATTCCCTGCCATTGCCAAGGTCGAGTATCATTTTTCAGCCTTGATTCGTTTCTCAGGGGCGACTGCCTCTGTCTGCTTGACGATGGTGTCCACGATCTTCTGCCGCACTTTGTCGCGTTCCGCTGCATCCGGCGGCAGGGCGGCATACTGCCCTTGGCGACGGGTGCCTTCGATGACGCGCTTGTAGACTTCCGCCTTGGCAAAGTCCGGGATGCGCTCCCAGTCCGTGGCGTTGACGATTGGCGCCAGAATCTCCATGGCGTTCTTGCCGGATACCTGCGCAAACACGTCCCGCTGTTCGGCGGTCAGTTCGATGCGTTTGTCCTTCGGCTTGAACGGGCCTTTCTCGATCAGGAACTTCGGTGCCGGCGACATGGCGATCTCCAGCCGCACGGCTTCCGTCTTCACTTTGTCCTTGCTGACTTCGCTGGTCGCCACCGGCATGACAGCGAACCACTTGTCGTTCGCGGACGGTTCGCCCCATGCGTCCCGTTTTGGCATCAACTTCTCGCGGAAGTAAGGCAGTTGCGACTGAATGGCGTCCATCACGCCGTCCACTTCCCGCTTATACGGGTCGGCCAAGGTTGTGGTCTGCCCGACAATCTTCGGTATCAGCGACGTGGCGTAACCTTCCAAGAACTGGTCGCCGTAGCGCACCGGATCCACCATGGCGTTGACCGCACCCGCCAAGCCGGACAGGTAGGTCGTGCTGATCGTGGCGTTGCCGAACATCAGCACCAGCATCGACAGCATCTTGGCCTTGTCTTCTTCGTCCTTGCTGGCCTTGATCATGTCCACCAAGTCGCCGGCAATACCCATGACTTTGGCCACCGGCTCGATGCGCTGGAAGCTGTAGAACTTGCCGTTGATCTGCACGCTGTAGGGCTGCCAGCCGGCGGCACGTTTCGCCCCGCCCTGCTCTTTGTCGAACAGCCCGCCACCGGTCAGGATACCGTCTTCGGCCATGGCGAACGCTGTCAGGGCTATGCCGGTGCCGATGGTGACGCGGGCAATGGCCTTGGCCTGGGATTCGCCGCCAGCTGCAAAATCTGCACGCCAGCGGGCGGACAGGATGTTCAGGCCCGGCGTGTGCTGCACAGCCCACGAAACCAAGTTGGCCGGGGTGCGGACAAACGGGATGACGAACTGGCTCCAATGCCCCGCCATGGCTTGCTGCACCATCTCTAGCCGCGGGCCGACTCGCTGCGAGAACACAGCTTCGGCACCGGTCTGTGCAATCGTGTCCAGCACTTTCTGGCCCGCGGTGGGCGTCAGCCCCGCAGTCGGGTTGTTCAGATATTCGGTGATCTTGGCTTTCGCCTCCATCGTGTCCGGATGCAGCCCTTCTTTGACTACCCGGTCAACCGCCAGTTCGTAGGCTTTCGCCCGCTCGGCAGGGATACGGAACAGTGCGTCCTGCGCTTGCAGCAGGCGGAACGGGGTGCGGATAATCTCGCCCTTCTTGCCTTCAATGGCCGGGCGATAAATATCACCCTTGTCCAGACTCAGCGTGTCGCTACGCAGGGCTTCACCGGCCACCTTCAGAGCGTCAGCGGTGCCGAGTTGCAGGCCGATGATGGACGACAGGGCGCGGGCTTTGAACTGCGCCATGGTCAGCGGGTCGCCCTTGGCTGCGCGTTGACCGGCGGTGATCGTGGCGGCCAGGGTGTTCTCCGGCAGTTCGATGGCCCACTTGGTCATGTTGCCCATGATGTTGGCTAGATGGGTCTGCGGGCCGGACAGGATACCCGCCTTCCACGCTTCGATCACTTTCTCCGTGGTCGTGGCCTTGGAATACTGGTTGGCAAACTCGGCTTGCTGCGCCGGGTCTTTCATCTGCGACATGAGTTTCGCCACGTCCTGGAGACTGCCCTTGCGTTCGGCAGCGGCCAGCAGGGTGTTGGCTTCGCCCAGCAAGGTAGAATCGTATTTGATGCTGCGCAGTATCTGGAGTGCGCGGCCTGCTTCGGCACCGACACCTTCCAGTTCAGCCTTCAGCATCCCCACGCGCTCAATGGCGGCAAGGGCAGTCAGCTTGGCTTGCGGTGTCAGTTCGGCGGGTGTCAGGTCTTTGATCTTTGCCAGTTCCTGCATGGCGTGATTGGTAGCACCTTTCAGTAGATGCGCGCGGGCGTAGATTTCCGCCGCGTTGCCCGCTTCACCAATTACGCGGTCGCTGACTTTGCCGCCGGCAATGGCTTGCAGGGCTTCCGTGGCGGTCTGCTTGTTCGGCACCACGCCACGGGTCTGCGCCTGAATCTCGTTTTGATAGAGTTCCGTGACGCCGCGCAGCACACCTTTGGCGGTGGCGTTGTCCGTGATGTATTCGTATTTCACCGGGTCAACCAGCGCGCCACTGCCCAGCTTCGGCACGGTTGTCGGGTCGGCGTTCAGCGCCTCGCGCAGCATGTCCGGGCGCGGGTCCGCGTCGATAGCGGCCTTGATGCGTTCTTGCAGCGCCACCGGTTCATAAGTTTTTGGAATAGCTTGTGCTGCTTTTAATGGCGCACCCTTTAGGTCATCAATACGTGTCCCAAGGAGTTTTTCAAACAGAGGCATTTTGCTCCTGGCCGCAGGATTCGTCATCCACACGGCCAGTCCGTCCGCCAACAGTTCTTGGCTTTTCTGCGTATGACCGCGCGCAACGTCCCACACACTGCCACGGAATTCTTTTGATATGCTGCGCAACTCGGCGCGTAAATCGGCGTAGTACGGGCCTTTTATTTCACCAGTCATGCCCCATTTATCAAGCAACGCATGTCCTAGTTCGTGCGACACTACTTGCTCACGTGTTGCGCCAAACTTCATTTGGAACTCTGCTGGAGGAAGATCAGGCACGTAGAGTCTGCCATGCGCGCTTATGTACTCTGCGCGGTCGGCTACCTCAATGCCAATTCCTATTTTTTCAGCATAGGCAAACGGATCGACCGCGCCTTCTTTTAACTCGCGCGCAATCTCAGGATTCTTCACCGCATCCCCCGCCACCATGTCCGGTGTGCGGCCAGTCTGTGCGTAGATTGAACGTAAACCACCCGCCACCTTCACCGCGCCCTTCATACCGCCCAGCAGCAGGGCATTGTCCATGAAGTCCATGGCGGTCGGCATACGGCCTTCCAAGGCGGCGGAAGTCGTGGTCAGAGTCGCCAGTTCGGTGCCAAAGACTGCCGCGCCTTTGGTCGCTGCGCCGGTTGCGGCAGGCAATGCGCCGGCCACAACACGCCCGGCACCCATGGTAGCAGCACCGATGACCGCACCCTTGGTGCCGCCAGCCATCGCCGCCTTGGCAATCTCCCACACTCCGCCCCAAGACGCAGCGTGGTTGTTGGAGTAGGCTTCGATCAGCGCATCCCGCAAAGCCATCGGGGCGGCAAAACCTGCGGCACCCATGGCTATTGGGCCACCTGGCGTGGCCGGGATAGCGGCGACAACGGAAAGCGGGATGTCAGCCACAACACCAGCGGCGCCAGCAAATAGGCGTTGATGCCAGGGGGCGTCTTCGCCCAGTTGCTGGCTCGGCATCTGGCCACGCAGGGCAAGGCCGGTGGCGCTGTTCTGCAGCCCGGCGATTACCGCGTCACCGATGTCCTTGGCGCGTTTTGGCTCCGGCACGTTGACGGCCGGCGGACCAAACATCGTCCATGGACCAGCGGCCGGTGCGGTCTGCTGAAATTGCTCCCAAGGACCGGCCATTATTTAACTTCTTTGTAGTTGGATTGGACTGCCGGGTCGCCGCCTTTGAATTCCCATTTCTTGCCGCCGAACTCCAGCACAGCGCCAGCGCGCGGAAGTGTCGTTGCAGCGTTCCCTTTCACCCGATCAATCGAACCTTGAATGAATTCGCGTGAACCCACAAAGTCTTTACTGGCCGGGTTAAATGCGTCCATTGGATCGGCGCCCGGCTTCTTGCGCAACTCCGCTACTTTGCGATTCACTCTATCCTGATAGTCCATCTGAATCTCGGCCACAATACCGGGTTGCCCAATGTAGCGCGGGTCTTGCGACAGTGAACGTCCAACAATCGACATCAAGCCATTTAAATGGCTGCCAATCGTGCGATTGTTCTCGTCCTTCTGGTTGGCCACCATGGCGTTCAGCTGATTTGCCGTGGCTGTGTTGATGTCCCCCCGCTGCACCGCTTCAAAGATCGGGGTGGCGCTGTAAATCTTGCGCGAGTCGCCTTCCGGTGCGTGAATCGCCATCCACAGATTGCGCTCCACAACCGGGTTCGACCGCTTTTCACCGCCAGCCATCTCTTTGTTCCGCGCTTCCATCATCAGGAACAGTTCCTTCTTGGCGTTCGCACCCTGCGGGCCAGCGAAGGCGGGGTTGTCACGGATGTCCGCCCAGCGCACCTTGCCTTTGATGATGCCGTCCAGCATTTCACCACGGGCCAAGTCCACTTTCTCGGCTTCTTCCCGGCGGGCTTCCAGCTTCACGCGCTCCCGGTCAGCTTCTTGCGCTCGTTTCTCGCGCTCGGCTTCCCGTTCGATCTGCAACCGCTGCGTCGGGTCCAGATTGTATTGCCCGCCCTTGACCGCGGCGATGGTGCCGTCCGGGTCAATCTGCGCCTGTCGCATGGCCGCGGCCACGTTCAGGTTGTTCTTGAGATCGGCCGCAATGGCGGCCCGCTTCTCCGGCGGCACGCGGTTCAGGGTCGCCACGAAAGCGTCCACGTCCTGCTCGGCCTGCGGCAGATAGCCTGGATTGGACGACAGGATGGCGCCGGTGCTGTTCAGGAACTTGGCACCCTCCACCCGCGCTTCCAGCGTTGCGCGCGTAACGGCAATGTTGTTGGCCTGGTTGTCAAACACAGCGCCCGTGTTGGCGGCGTGCATCTGCGCAGTCTCCAACCCCTTACGGGTTTGCAGATTCTCGCTGACACGGGACAGGTCAGTGTCCAGTTCTTCCCTGATCTTGCCGAGTTCTTCGCCAGAGGTAGCCGCTTCGTCCAGCCGCTTGGCGTACTTGGCGCGGATCTCGGCTTGCTGCACCAGCACTTTGCGGGATTCGTCTTCTTCCCGGCCTTGCATCTGGTTCTCGGCAACACTTTGAATGGTGCGGCCAAGGGGTGCCAGATCAACAACGCCGGTGTCTTCAATACCGGCACGCCGGCCGCCGGAGACGGCACCCGGTTGAATGTCGGCGCTACGAGTAGGCAGTCTTGGCATGTTATGCTCGTTTCAGGTTGTTGCCACGGCTGTAAATATCGTAGGCTTTTGCGCCGCCACTCAGCAACTCGGCGCCAGCCTTCATGTAGCCCGCTTTCTGTGCGGCCTTGCCGCTGGCGGTGTCCAGATTGGCGGTGTTCACAAAACCACGCGCCCGCTGTTCGCCCTGGTAGACCGCGTATTGACGTTCCAGTTCGCCCTGCGCCGCCTGATCGCCCAGCACGTCCAGCACCGAGCCGGAATCCGCCGCACCACCACTCTTGCCCTGCGCCGCCCGAATGGCGCCAAGGCGCAGCGCATTTTCGCGTTCGATCTGGACTGCTTGGCCAGCGGCGTCAGACCGGGCGATCTCGGCGTTCTGCATATTGATTGTGGCGTTGAAGTCTGCCGCAGCCTTGGCGGCCCGCCCTTGTTGAATGGCGTTTACCGCGCCGATAACCGCCGCGCCCGCTTGGATGAAAGGAATTGCCGCTGCCATTTTTCTACCCCGTAATCCTCACGTACCCAGTGTGGTCTTCCCCCTCCGGGCCGAAGCGGTCCATCCGCTCAGTCTCAACCCGGAACCCCAGCATCTTCGCCCACTTGTGTCCGAGTGCAAAATCACACCGGACACTGATTTCCAGCCGCCCCTCTATTCTGTTCAATTTATTGAACACCATAGAAGTCAACCAGCGCATGTGCTTCCCGCTGGCCTTGTTCAGATACATCCACCCTTGGTGCCGCCCCGGCCAGTGCTGGATCGTCCCGCCGCACGCCACTGGCGACCCGTCAATCACCGCCGTCCAACTGTTCTGTTTCTCCAGCGCCATCAGCGTTTCCACATCCAATGGCATGAAACCGCTTTCCGGTTTCCCCGCCCCCACCAGCCACGCAATGTGCCAGCGGCGGAACGGCACCACTTGTCTAGTCTGAGACATTGACCTTGGGCATGATCGCCAGCACGGTTGCCGGGAACGGGCCGTCAGCCCGCCAGTAGACTTGCCCGCGTTTGTTGTAGTCGTCTTCCATTCGTTCGCTGATAACGTCGGTCACAAGCGCGGTCGCCTCGCCAAAGTTTTGCCCCCACTTGGTAGCGAGGATCTCATTTAGGTTATCAGAATCCGGACCAAACTTCAAGCCCAATGTGTCCATCAGCCAAAAGCCCACGCTGTGGATTCGCTTGGTTTTAGCTTGCGCGGTGCCGTCCTGCGACCCGCCTTCAATCGGCATGATCTGACCGTCGCTGTTGTAGGCATAGCCCAGCGTGACGACCGTGGCGGTGTGGTTCAGAGTGATGGTGCCGTTGGTGACGGTCACGTCCGGGTGTTTGGCCCCGTCCACGTAGGGCGTAACGCTCTGTCCTTCCAGATGCCACAGGCCCGTCACGGTGCTGCTTGGCGAACCGTTGGTGATGGTGTAGCCGCAATCCAAGTGGAAGGCGTTGACCTGCTCGTCGCCGTATTCCCAGATTTTGCTCATGTATTCGATGTAACGTTTGGTGCTGCCGTTGATGTAACGCTTGACCACCATGTAGAGTTCGTCACGGCTGGCGGACGGGTTCGGCACCACGGCCACCGATTCGACTTCCGGGATGGCGGTGCCGCCGGCGTTGCTGAAGCCACCCAGTTCATGCCGGTGCCAGGCTACAACGTCTTGGTCGCGCTCGTAGGTGAAGCCCAGCAGCACGCCGTCCGATCGGACACCCCAGACGATCGCCTGTGGCTGGGTCTGATAGGCCAATTCGGTAATACTCGGGCGGGTGATGTGCTCGGCCAGCAGGGTCATGTCCGGGGCTTTGAAGCCATCGACTTCAAACACGTAGGCAAACTCACGCAGCTTGCGGCCCGCGCGCTGGACGAACAGCACGGCGTTGCCGGCTGTCACCGGCGCCACATCGGCGCTGCCGTGGCGGGTGGAAGGCTTGCCGGTGATGTTGGTCGGCGTGATGGCCTCGTTCAGGGCGGATGGCTTCACCTGCCATTCGCCGCGGGTGGTGCCTACCAGCAAACCTTTCTCGTTTGTCGCCAGCCACTTCACCGCGTTCACGTCGTCCGCGTTCAGCGTGAACGACACGGCGTTGTCGTCGGCCACCGTGCCGTCAGTGCCGGACGGGGCGAAGTTTGTGTAAAGCCCGGTCTTGGATCCGTCGATGCGCTGCGGGGACGTAGCCGCGCCCGCGAAGAACAGCCGGTCTTCATGGAACGTGGCGCAGGTCGGGAAGCCCGTGGTATCAGACCACAGGCCCATACGCCAGTCCACCTTTGATGTGGTGTCTGACAGGGTGTTGTAGACGTGCGCAATGACTACCGTGGTTGAAACGACGTGGACAATTTCAACATAGCCCCAGGTGGAACCTTCCCGGATGCGGATCAGCCGGCCAACGTCGGTGCTCAGAAAACCTTGCCCGCCGTTGATGCCGGTGACGGCGCTGGCCGTAATGAACGGATGCCGCGTTGAAGTGCCGCCGCTGACGTAGGCGTTGGTGAACGTGGAGCCTTGCAGATCGAAATTGTTGGCGTCAATCCGCGTGACGATCCAGTGGGTATTGGCTTCAGTCGTGCCAACCACACCTTCAATCTCGGTGCCGTCGCCGGTCAGCAGACCGTGGCCGGCAGCCGTGATGCGGATCAAGCCGGAGCCATTGTTGGCCGCGTTGCTGATAGCCACCGGCGCGCCATTAGTGGCGGCGTCCGGCGTCAGCGTCGTGGTGGTCGTGTTGGTGGACTCATACGGGCCATCCAGAAACGTGATGTCGGCCAGCGTCCAGGACGTGGCGGACACGCGGGTCAGGGTCGCCGGCGGGAAGTCCGGGTGCAGAATGTAGAGCGTATCGGCAGATTGCACAATCCGGATGTCTGCCAGATCGGCTTCCGCGTAGGTGGTCGTTACCTGATATATTTCCGCCACCGTGCCGCCGGACGACCACGCGCCGTAGCCCGTGCTGTTGACGGCGGTGCCGTCGCTGTTGTAGAGTTCAAACGTATTGGCGCCGGTGTTGACGTTGGTGACAACAAATTCGCGGCGGTTCACCTGCGTCATGCCGACAACACCGGTGATGTAAACTCGGTCGCCATTGGCGTAAGTGTCGCTGCCGGAGTAGGTGACAACTGCGGTCGCCGCCTGCGTGATGCCGGTGATATTCTGGCCGGTCAGGGTCAGCGGGGCGTTGCCGGTGAAGAACCGGATGTAGTTCTCGCCAAACTCCAGCACGTAGGTTTGCGTGACGGAAAACTGAAACGGGAACAGTCGGCAGGCTTTGTCGTGGTGCCGCGCTTGCTGTTGGTAGACGGTGCCGGGGCGGCGGGTCCACGCGCCCTGCGTCAGCGGGATGCCGTTCTTGCAGACCTGCAGGCCATTCTTATACTTGGCGATGTCCTGCCGGCCAAGCAAAAGAGGGCTGAGTTCGCCCGCGTTACAGGTATTCTGGATCAGGCTGGCACGGGCCATGTCAGTACCTGGCTGCCAGCCACGGGTCTTCCGGGAACTCCTGTGCGGCTTTCTCAATAGCCCCTACGCGGCGGGCTTCTGCGATGTCAGCCTTGTAGTCGTCTTTAACGCTTTCCTTGTCCGAAGTGCTGTCCGTGATTTCCTTGGCGCACTCCAGCGCCAGGCGGCCAGCGAAGGCTTCCACGAACAGCGGGTCGTAGTAGTTCGGGTCTTCGATGCGGGCGATGTATTTGATTTCCAGCGGGGCGGCGTCTTTGCTGAGAATGTAGATGCCTTCGATCTTCCAATCAACTGCCGCGCCCGACTCGTCATCCCGCAGCAGGCGGATAAAGTCGTTGGGCAAGCTGTAACGATTGTAGTCGCCCCACACCGGGTCGTCGCCATCGGCGGCGATAGAATCCCGTTTGATGGCGAATGACCAGTCGTAGCGGCGCAGTTCTGCGTCCCGCACCCGCTCGAACGCGGCGTTCATGCTGCGCGCGTTCGGCGTGTCCTGGTCCAGACTGGAGATGCGTTTCGCGCCCAGCTTTTGCAGGGCACGGTTCGCAATGGCGACATTGCTGATCGCCACGGTTTACTCCACTTCCAGGTCTAACGTGATCCCGATAGTATTGACAACTGCCAAGGGCGTCCATGCGCCGAGCACGCGCAAAACAGCAGTAAATTCGCGCTGCGCAAGAGTCTTCTGCGAAAAGTCAAACGAAAACCCAAGGACATACGGTTCTTGCAGAACCGGCGTGGCCAATGGGGTTGTCACATGAGCAGCCACTCGCTGCCAACCGGATGTGCCGGCGGTTTGCGCGCCGAGTTGATTGTTCCAAGCACCGTCGTCAAACCGAAATACGCCAACAGCTTTTGCCATAACAGACGCGTCAATCGGGTGCGTCACGTTGTCGCCAACTGCTGCAGGAGCATCGACAGTATGGAAGATGGCCAGTTCAAGATCAGCAGCAACAATAACCAGACTACCCGAAGCAGGGGTTATGTCAAGCGTCGCTCCGTGAATACGGCCGCGGCTGAAACCAGACAGATTGAAAACCGGACGGACAACCGAACCTGCGGTGGCGCTGTTGCTGATTTCGTCACCAGCGGCATAAGCCGTAATGTCTGCCGGCCGGGCGACTGTGCTGCGCATACGAGTGACTTGCATGACGGCTCCTTACGACGCAGCCGTGATAGGCCACAGCCTAGCAGTTGAAATACGGTCTTCGATGATTTTCAGATGGGCCAGCAGGCGTTGCTTGCCTTCTTGGCCAACAAATACCGCGTCATCCCAGTTGAACTGGCAAACACTGGAGTTATCCAGCGTGCCGCCGGTAACGTCGAACGTCACGTCGTTGCCGTTGACCTGCGGACCATCAGTTACGGTGACTTGAACAGAGGCTACTGCCATGTGCTTCTCCCGAAAAAGGAACCCCGAGGGCCGAAGCCCCCGAGGTCAGTCGCCGTTATTCCGGCAGAACGTAGTCCACTTCCAGCAGGTGCGCAACACCAGCACCCAGCGCCGTTACCACCGTGATGGCGATGTCAAACTCAACATCGGCCGTTGCGCCGGCAGTGCCGATAGCCGTGGCGTAAGCCGTGGCCAGGTCTTGCGAACGCTCCAAGCTGGTCTGCACCGTGTCGATCTGGGTGCGATCTTTCTCGGCTGCCATGTTGTAAAGCGTGGCAAACACGTCGTCGTCAATGGCGATGCCATCGGGACGATACAGGCCGCACTTCACAGCACCGCTGGTGGTCGTCGCGCCGGTCAGGAAAATACCGGTAACACGGGCGCGCGCCGGGAGGCGAACGAACGTGTACCACTGACCAGCGGTGCCGCCGGTGAACGACGCAGCAGCCAGATAGCCTTGCGCCGTGCGGTGGATGCCGCCCTTTTCCAGCTGGTTGGTCTTGACCGCCGGGGTTGCCGACTGGTCGGTAACAACTTGCGAACTTGATACGAGTGCCATGTCAGCTTCTCCTTAGATCTGGTCGTCGCACGAGATGCGAATTTGCTTGCCCAACTGCGTGCGGGTTGCGCCGAGGGTCATGGCGAGGTAGACTTGGGTCGCGTAACCCTTGTCCGCGCGCGGGCCGATTTCAGCCCGAACTTCGTCCCACATGCCGAGGTGCATACCGGACTTGAGCCACAGCGGGATCAAGCGGTTGCCGGACGTGATCGTCAGGCGCTCGGTGATGATGAAGTCCACACCCATGAAACGCTTGACCTTGCCATCGACCAGAACTGCGCTGTTGCCGTAGTCCTTGTTGACGACTTGCATTTCCTTCAGCAGCGAATCGTGCTCGTAGCTGGAGATGGCGCCGTAGACGGACTCGTTCAGTTCGCCCTTGTTCGCCAGCATCAGCTTCTGGATGCCCGACTGCAGCTTGGCCACGTTCAGCGCCGAAGCGGTGCCGCCCGTGTTGACGCCCACGTCGTAGGTGCCGGAGCCGACAGTGCCGAAAGTTTCAGCGGTCGTGCCGTTTTCGCCGGTGTAGTTGGTGCCAAAGATCGCGGCCAGGATGATGTCATCCTTGACGCGGTTCATTGCGGCAGCACCTGCCATGGCGTACGGGCTGGTCAGTTCGACGATTGCGCGCAGCTGATCTTGCTTGTCGATCAGCGAGGCCCATTCGTAGTCGGTCGGGAAGACCCAACGCTTGTCTTGCGAGAGGTCCAGCAGCGGGGTGTCAGCGTGACGGCTGGTGCGCTGGACGGCCGTGGCGGAACCGAACTGTTCGACAGTGCTGGCGGCTTTGCCAACGTAACTGCCGACGGTGACGGCACCGGCCAGGCGAGAATCGGTTTGTTGCAGCAGCATCTCAACATTGGAACGATATTGTTGGACGCTAGCCACTGTTATGGAATCAGGCATGGTACTCTCCGTAAGTGTTTGGTTTTAAGTCAGTTTGTCCAATCTGGCTGGACTCGCCGGCTTGTCCCTTACGGGGGCCATGCAGGTCGATCACACTGCGGGGGCTTTCACCTTGTCCGCGTGACTTCCCTACAACTCCATATTACCACACTGCGGGCTACTTTTTCCCCGGCAACCCCAAGGTCTTGGCCACTTCCCCTTTCGGTGAAGAAATAATCCAATTAAACCAAGCACTTGCGATTTCCACCACCCCCTCGGCCTGTCCTTTCAGGTGGACCGTGGGGGTTTTGGCTGCCGCCTCAATGCAACGCAGTTTGATCTCGCGTTCGTCCATCACTTACCGCCCGGATACATGATGGCGAACAGCTTGTTTTCCTTTTCCTGCGCCAACTTGTGGCCGGGATGGCTCTTGTCCATCAAGGCGGCACGGTGGTTCGGGTCGCTGCGCGCGGTCGCCAGTTGCGCTTTGGCTTCGTCCGGAGTCAGGGTGTTGCCAAAGTCGGTGTTCTTGTTCGGCGTGACCAGCGTGTCTTCGCCCAGCTTGCCACCGATCTCGGCCAGCAACTTGTAGGTGCCGGCGTAGCCGACCGACTTTTCAATGGCGTCAATCAGTTCCGGCGTGAAGCCCAAAGTCGTGGCGGCGGTCTTGGCCCGGTTCATCATTCGGTCATGTCCGCCCTTCCATTCGTCCAGCAGGGATTGCTTGTCGGCCTGGACATTCAGTTCGTAGTCCTTGGCCGCCTGCTCCCGCGCCGCCGTCTGCATGGTGTTCCATTCTGCCACCAGCGTCTTGGCCTGGCTGTCCGTCACGTTCGACTTGTGAAGGATACTCTGCATGGTCTTGGCGAAGCCTTCGTCCGCCTTGGCGCCTTTGGGCAAGCCAACGGTCATATCGTACTTGTCCGGCGACTCTGGCAGGCCCAGCTTCTGGAACACGGACTTCACACCTTCCGGGTCGTCCAGACGCGGAATGGGGATCAGCGTGGACGGGTCACGCCCGATTAAACGTTCGACTCCCTGGTACGATTTGATGACATCCTGTGGGCTTTGCCAGCCTTTGTTGGCAACGTAGGCCGCGGCGTCGGTGTCGGTGATGCCGTGCCACGGGGTGGGTGCCGGGTCTGTCGCAGCAGGCGCGGGCGCCGGTGCAGGATTCGGGGCGGGTGCGGGGTTCGGGTCGGTCATAGTCCAAGCTCCTTCAGTCCATTGATGAAATCGTCAGGGTGCAGCAAGCCCATGCAGGCCGAATCTTTGTATGCGCAAAACCGGAAATCGTGTCTGCTCATGCGCCACTTCGACTGGCAGCCAGTACACTCCAAGTCACGCGGGCCGACGTAACGAATCTTGTAACTAGGATCGCCGTTGCGGGCGATGAACCGGTGCTGCGGGATCGTCGCCCCCATGGCGTAGATGATGTTGGCGTCGGTCGTCCCTGCCAGATGCAGCGTGCCGCCATCGACGCCGACAACCGCATCCGCATGGCCCAACAGGTCACGCAGTTCCAGCAGCGTCGTCTTCTCCCGCAGGTCAACGCACTCTATCCGCAAAGACGGCGGCAGTCTGTCAACTTCGTCAATGATTGTGATCGGCGTCAACACCCCGCCAGCTTCGGCCTTGGTGTGACTGGTCTTTGTTCCAACCAGCACCGGCACATAGCCTTGCTCGTTGACCCATTTGATGATCGGCGCCATGACGCTGGCGCGGAACAGTTTGTTCTCGGACGTGCTGCCGACGGGGAAGACAACGTACGGCTCGTCAAACCGGCGCGGCCCCAGCGGTGCCTTGGTCGGGTAGCTGCGCTCCAGCAACCCTTCCGGGCGTGCGTCCAGCAGGCAGCCGAAAGCGTAATCAACCATGTGGACACGGTTGCGCGTGTGCGTGTTGAACGGCATCTGGTTCAGCGCCGTGTGGCCAAGGTTGCGTTCTTCCCGCTCGGCCTTGGTCTTGGGGAAGTCTTCAAAGTTGCGGATCTCAAACTCGCCGTAGGGCTTCAGCAAATGCTCAAGCAGTTCATGCTGCCACGACGGCCCCCACACGCGGATGATGGAAAACGGATCCGCTTTGCGACCGGCAATCACCGCCGGCAGCGAACAGATCACGTCACCAAGCGCCCCGTGGTTCAACACGAAGTTCATTGGCAGCCCGTCGCCCAGCATCTTACCGTCACGATACATTCGTGTCTCCGCTCGGTCGTCCAGAGTAAAGTTGCCACAGTTCGTCAGGCGTCAGGTTCAGATGGTTCTGCACCCGCAGCCACACTTCACGACGCCCTTCCGCCATGGCGTGCGCGCGGTCGTCCAGATGGAACGTGGACTCATGCGCACGGCAGAACCGCGCCAAGTCGCGCAGCACTTCTTCCCCCAGCGGCGAACGAAACGTGACGTTGTAAGCGTGGCGGCGGCGCATCAACACCCGCCGCACCTGCTCCCACCAATCGGTCAGGACTTGCATACGACCATGGTTGTTTCCCACTCCTTGATGATGTTGCGGCAATGCCGGGCTTTGTATTCCAAGTCCGGATCGCTGCCGTCCACAGCCGGGTCAAACGTATATCGCACCGGCCCCATATCAAAGTCTATATTAAAGTATTTCCAGAACGGTGTCAACTGGTGCCCATGCTTGGCCAGCATCTCGGCGTACTTCTTGGAAAACATCGCCAGCGTGCCGGGCAGGATGGCGTGCTGGTGGGTCGGGTCTTGCAGGAAAATATCGTGGCTCGGGTGCGGCAATGTGATGTGGACGCGGGCGCCATTGGCGCAGACCCGGTGCAGTTCCCGCATGAAGTGGAAGAACGGCTCGACCGGTGCGATGTGCTCAATGACGTGCGACGCTTCTACGGCTTCGACGGAGTTGTCATTCCACGGCCAGCGGTCGGTGTCCAGCCGGACAACCACGTCCGGGTCTTCCATTGGTTGGGCATCGACGTTGACGAAGCCGGGCAGCTTCTTGCTGCCGCATCCAAGGTTAAGTTTTATCACAGAATCTTTGTGCCTTTGCGCAGATTGGTAATGCCGCGCAGCACCTGCAAGTTATCTGGATGATGCAGCCCGCCTTTTGCTAAAGGAATGATGTGGTCAACGTGGTAAGGTTCGCCGCTTAATTCGGTCATTGCGCGGGCTTCTGCGTAAATACCAAGTATGCGCGCTTGTTCTTCAACTGTCAAGGGCACCGAGGCATTTTTCTTTCTGGCTCTGCGTTTTGCCTGAATGGCACGAAAGCGCGCACGATTATTGTCGCGCCATTGCTTTGCGGCGGCGATAAGTTCTCCGGCACGACGCTTGTAATATGCGGCATGGTTTTCCGCATATTGCTCTTTTTTAGCCTCGTAGCATTTTTTCTTTGCAGCTTTTGTACGTTCCGGATTGGCGGCGCGCCAACGGGCGGCACGCGCTGCCGCTTTTTTGGGGTCTTCGCGGCTCATTACGCGGCGGGCGCGGACTTCATCAAACCGGCCACTGCCGGCGCTGCCTCGATCATCTGTTGCGTTTGTGCCTGCTGTGCGCGTCCGGCGCGTAACGCCTCAACGTCTTGCAGCGAGCGCGTCCACGCTGTCGGTGCGCCCTGGATGTCCAGAATCTCCGGCATGGCGGTGTCAAAATTCAGCCAATCCAGCGGCGACAAATCCCCCGTGTTCTTGGCGTAATTGGCTGCCACGTCCAGTGCGCGCATGAAGCCGGCGGCTTTCTCCGATCGCTGCATCCGCGACATCGGGCTATCATATTCTATGTGGTATTCTGCCGCCTCGGTGTTGCGCAGGATCGACGGCATCTCCGGCACCAGCCCCTGCTGAAACAGGAGATCAAGTTCACGTTCGATCAGACGGCCAAGGAATTCGGCTTGCAGACGGCCAGCGGTCGGGGCAATCAGCATCCCCTTCTCCCGCGCCCGCTCCAACACTTCGGTCGCCGTCATCTGCGGCGTGTCAATCAGGATCTGGAACAGCGTGATCAGGAAGGCGTCATTGATGACGTCCTTCTCCATCTGCATCATCTTGTCGCCCACGGCGATGTTGCCGGTCGGCAGTACGTCCACCATCCGCTTGCCGTCTTTGTTCAGACCGCCGGCGTTCAGTGCACCTGGCTTCAGGCTGAACGACCCCAAGTTGCCGTCGTCATGCGCCAGTAGAACAGGATCGACAACGCGGTGGCCTTGCTTCAGCACGGTCTTCTTTTGTTCGTTCAGCACCTTGATGGCCGGCAGCACCCACTGCGCAGGACCACGGCCGTAAATCTCGCCGGACACCTGGGTGTAGCGGGCCACCGGCAGCGGGAAGCTGTTGTAGCCGGACTCCCGGAGTTCCTCTTGGTTCTGGACAAAAATGTACAGGGACGCATACCGCATCCCCTTCGGGTCAACCCGACGCGGGTCAAAGTCGTTGCGCGGGTAGACGCAGTGCAGGACTTCAAACTTCTTTTCGGCCTGCTGCGGGTTCTTGATGGCCTCGGTTACGGCCTCCGGCACTTTGTCGCCAGCGTTGTTGAACTGCTGCGCAATCTGGCGCGCGGTCATGTACCACGAACGGTAGAACGTGTCCACGATGCCGGCGTGGTTCTCAACGAAGTAGACTTCACCCAAGTGGAAGTTCCGGTAGCGTAACCCCCGGCTGCCGTCTTCCGGCTTGTCCACGTAGAGTGAGCCGTTGCCATAGGTGCCCAGCCCCATGTACGTCTGCTGGCTGTTGCCCACGAAGTTGGCCATGGGGCGGTAGCGATGATTGAACAGGATTTCGTTCAGGTCATCGAAGAACAGGCGCACGGCGCGGTTGCGCTTCAGCATCTTGTCCGCCGGCACCAGCCGGTGCCACACGGATGCCTGCGGTGTGGCCAGCGATTCGATCACGCTGGCGAACCGCTGCGCGGCCACACCAACGGACGAGTCGTACTGCAGTTCGGTTTTCTTCTGGCCCTGCGCGCCGAAAGCGTTGTCGGACCCGCGGCCCTGGAAAGAGTTGCGGTGCGCCGGGATGATCAGCGACGCCGCTTCTTCCCATTGAGAATCGAAATTACTTCGATCCGCTCGGAGTTGCCCCAGCTTCTGGATGTGGAACTGCGTCTTCTCGCTCAACCGAGCATCTCCGAAGACGCGCGCTTACGCATCAACCCGCGCTCGGCTTGCATGGTCGTGGCCAGTTCGCCGCCAGCGGCGATGGTGCCAGCACGGCCAGCGCCCTTGCGCTCGGCCAATGCCGCCCGCTCGGCGTCAAGACGCTGCTGCTCCGCTGCCGGATCGGCCACGGGGTTTGCCGGCACCGGCTGGGGTGCTGGCATGGAAGGTTTGCCAAGGATGCCGCTCATTACGTGATCTCCTGTGCTTCCATTATATCACGACTCGCCCATCCAGGTCGACACCCCTTCCACGACCCGCGACGTGCTGCCCCGCCGGTCATCACGCCGCGGCGGATTGACTTCAAAGGTGCAGGCCAGGGCGTCTGCGTCGTCAGGCGACTTAACCCCACGGCTTTGCAGGTCTTCTTTGGTTTCCAGAATCTTTTTGTTTTCCTCCCGCCCGCTCCACTTCCAGCCCCGATCGGTCAGCTGGTGGGACAGCGAACCCTTCTCCCCGCCATCCTTTTCGACCATGCCGCCGGGCAGCCAGTCCCGCATGGCACCCCAGAGTTCGGCCGCGTGGGTGGCGAACTCGCCATCCTTGATGTGCGGCGAGGAACCGAACTTGACTTCATGCAGCTTGTGCCGGATCCGGGTGTTGCGTTTGAGGATGTCAATGACGCCGGTGCCCATGCCGAAGTCGATGCAGATGGCGTCCGGGTTGTACTTCATGTCCAGCTTGACGATCTCGGCGGCGATCTGCACATTGTCCTGCGCGTGCCAGGCACCCTTTGTTGCAGTTCCGCAACAGTCCCGGGCATTGCGCCCCTGCCGGAACCGCCATGAGGTCTTGCCGCGCGGTGCCGGGTCAACGCCAAGAATCAACGGTTCGCCATAGTCCTGCGCCAGTGAGTTCTGCTGCGCCGCACGAACCGCGTCCCACGGGATGAACTGGTCTTCGGATGTCTGCGGTGGCAGGCCCATGATCTCTACCCGCACGAAGTCGGAGTCAATGCCGTAGCGTTTGATCTGGTCTTCGACCACGCCCTGGTCAACCCCCTCCATGCCACGGGTGGACAGGGTGCGCAAGTCCCAGCCGTCACCCATCTGCTCGTCGTTGAATAGTTCAAAGAACCGGCCCGATCGACCGCGCATCTGCGAAGCCGCCATCCAGTATCGATACGGGTTCTGCTCGGTGAAGAAGCCCTCGGACACTTCCCAGATTTTGCTCGGGATACCGGCGGCTTCGTCAAACTGCAGGAGCAGGCCGTAGGGGTTGTGCACACCGGCGAAGGCGTTGGGGTTGTCCTCGGACCACGTCTGGCCGCTACAACTCCAATACTTGGGGTCTATACCCAAGCCCCCTTCTTCTGGCAGGCGGCGCACAGCATCCAGCAGCCACTTGGCCGGCACGATGCGGATTGTCTCCATCTCAAACCAGTGGGCATTGATGGCCGAACTGAACCAGATTGCGTACTCCGGAAACGTGCGACTGCGCAACTGTGATTCGGTGTTGGCCGTGACGATGGTTGTGGAGCCAATCCGGGTGCTCATGTGCCAGTGCGCCATCATGCCGAACTTGGCAGACTTGCCCGGGCCACGGCCGGACGACCGCGCTTCTTTCCAGACTTTTAGTGGCAGGCCGTTTTCGTGCCGGAACGCCTGTTCCTGAGTGTGCTCGGCAATCCGTTTGAAGTCCTCCATCTGCCAGCGGCGCGGCCCCAAGTATTTCTCAAACGCAGTGCCAGCTCTGCCCCACGGATACGCCCAATGCACAAAGCCAACCGGATCGTCACGAAGCGCAAGAGCCTGCGCCAGGATTTCGGACTCTTGCTCAAGACTGCCGCGCATCTGTTCTCCGTTGGATTACGCTTCCCTGTTTCACTAGGGAAAGCGTAATCACCGTAACACTGGCAAACCGTAACGAAACCGTAACGTAACGTATCGCCAGATAATTATTTAATAATTTATTATGGCACAGAATTTTTTATTTTTTAATACGCAGTCAACGTGCGCAACCCCGCACCGGTGCTCGGCGCCGGATCTTGACCCCTACCCCCTCCGTACGCCCCCCTCTGAAAAATTCTACCCTGCAGCCTGGCAGAAAACAGGCAAGTCCCTGATTCTACACGCATTACCTATTACCTGCGCAATTTGACATAATGGTTATTATATACTCATGCGCTGCACCAAGCGTGTGTAATCAATGGGTTAGAGCCGGGCGCATGTGCATGATTGTTGATTATGCGAGGGGTGCGCTGCAACATGTGGGTTAGAGTAGGCCAGCAGCGTCGAGCGTTGCGTGCGTGATAGCGGATTGCGCGTGTACGAGAGCGCCCGAACTGTCGGCAGTAATAATCCTATCGCCTTGCACCAGCTGCGGTTGCTTGGCTGCAGCAAGCCTAGCATTGGCGTCCTTGATGATGGCCGTTAAGTCTACAGTCTTGACGTTAATATCCGCCCTTGTGCGCTGGCCGTATTTGTCTGGATCGCGTTTTTCAGCCATCCATTGCAGTATGTTCGCTTTGACGCGCGCGCCCTTGGCATTGGTTGTTGCCTCGTCCATGCAATCAACCATGCGATCCAGGAAAGCGTCGGCACTATCGCGCATGGCCTCATGCCATTGGTTGAGTAGTTCAGCATTGCCTTGCCGGAATAACAAAAGATCTTGCCGATTGAAACCGTGCGCAGCGCAGGAATGATCTACACGGTCGCCGGCGCCAATGCGCTGCAGGATGTCTGGCCAAGCCTTTGCAATCGCTTGGCGCTTCTCTATTCCAATCGTCGAGGCCATATTTCAGAATACCACACACCACAAAAGCGGCTGCGCCGATACACTATAGGGTTGCCAGTAGGGTTTTTTCGTTCGGGTTTTGCCTCGGTACGGTTGGGGTGTAGCCTTATAGGCTATACACCCATCCTACCGGAACACCATACCGAGGCGCAAAATAGACCGTTGTATGGTATATTAGATACGTAACCCACTATAGGAGACGTAACGAAATGCCCAAACTTATAATTCCTGATCCTGATTCGTGCATCGGTGAACGCCCTGGCGTCAAATTGTACGTGCGAGACTTCAGAGACGAAATGCCCCTGTATCGCAATGTCAAGATTATTTGCGAGGCGCCATGGTTCAAGGGACGCAAGGCGGCAAACTTGACATGGATAGTTCACATGAACCGTTGCCGAAGCGGCGGCGACTGCTGGTTGTTAGAACAGCACGCGCCAGAGCTGCGCAAATGGATTGAAATGATATGCGCAACGGAATTAAATCCGGCCTATTTGATGGATGCGCTGGGAATTAATCAGCAAGAATATGACGAATTAGTGGCGGCAGAACACGCAAAATACGCCAAGAAATAGCCCTAACGTGCTGATTTTAAGGCGCTTCGGCGCCTTTTTTAATGCCCGAAATAAACAATTAAATAATTAATTAAAACCCCTTGACATCGAATTAATGGGGGTTTAGCCTTGGCATCAGTATCACTCGTATAACAAAACGAAAGGGCCGAAAAATGAACTGGAACATGCAAAACGAAGTATCCCGCGCCAATGCTTTTGGCTGCACTGTTGAACAGCTGCGCGCGCACCATGCGAAGAATCGGGAAGTCTTGCGCGAAATGCTGGCGAAGGCTGAAAGTAGTGGTAAGAAAGTGAACGGCTACACGGCACAGAAACTGCGCGCCATGGTTGCGGATTCTGACTTGCTGGTAAAAGGCGGATACTAGAATGTTGATCATCATCGCACTGTGCATTATCCTTGGCGCATTGATTGCGCGCCGTGTTATTCACACACTCCGGAGAATTCAATCATGGAATATGTAATTCATGGCCTGTATAAATTCGCTGAACAAGATGATTGGACTAATGGCTGTTTACCAGATACGGCCGTTGATACTTTTATCGAAGTATCTTTTCGTGGCCGCACAAAAGATGAAGTCCTGCAAAAGGCTGCAGATTTTGTTGGCTGCACATTGGCCGATATTGAACGCGATGCTTGCGACGAAACCGGCCGCATTGATTTAGCCGTAACTGAAACCGATGAAGGCTGCACGCTAGACGCTGCACAGATGGCCGCATGGACAAAGGGCGAACTCCGCGCTTGGTACTGTGTCTACACTGGCCACTTGCAGCAAGTCAAAACCGTTACGGCCGCAGATTAACCCCACAATTTAACCCTTCGCCTTCTGGCGATCATCTGAAAAGGAAATATCATGCAAGACGCATACACAGAAAACTTGGCAGACTTCGGATCACGTGAGCGTGCAATGGCTGCAGAACTGCTGGCCGCACCATTGCCGGAATGTTTCAGCGACGATGGCGTGAAAATCGCAATGAACCACAATAGTGGCTTTGTGTTTCTGGTCAACGCGGATTATCAATGCGCCATGATGAATGGCGATACGCTGGAGATATTCCACAGCACGCCGTACGATGGCCACGAAGGTTTCTTGACTGATTTGCTAGAAGAATACAAGCCGGAAGATTTACATCACGAGGACGTTGAGTATCTGCGCTATAACGCCAGCGCAGAGGGCGTTGATTTGCCGAAAGCATGGCAAGAATTGGTTGATTGATAAACCCTCAACGGCCAGCGCCTTAGCAATAGGGCGCTAGGCGGTGCGGGTTTCGCACTATCTGAATAGGAGCATTGATTATGAAAGTCCGTTTATTGATTGGCGCAGCGTACGCTTATGCGTGCATCAAATACAAAAATGGCACCATGGATGTCCGGTTAGAGCCGGGAAGATCCGCGCATCAATCTTTGCGTGAAAGCGCCACAGAGTGCCGGATCCGCGCTAATCGTGAATTGGCGCGCGCTGAACTGATGGACCAGGCAGCTAAAATACTGGAAAAAGAATGACGCCCCTCAACAAGACAGTAAATCGCCGTACAATCGGCACGCACCGCGGCCGTCGCTTTGTCGTGATCCTAGAGCCTGGCGACGTGATCGGGTTCCGGCCTGAACGAACGCGGACCGTGTTTTATACGACATTGGCGGCCTGCTTTGACATGGCAGTACGCCAGCATGTTGCAGCTAAACGTGCAGCGAAAAAGAAAGGTAAACAATGAGCCACTATCGCGATATAAATCGCGACATCGTGTCGCGATACCCGGAAACCCTCTACGAATGGCTAGGCGAAGCCCTGGCGGCCGCGTGCGTCATTGCCCTGCCCTTGGTCTTGCTGTTTATTGGCTATGCTCTGGCGTAACCTTTCCGCCCTTCGGCGCAGGCGCCTATTGAATTTACAGGCGCACGCCGAAGTGGCGGAGCTGCACGGCCTTACGAAATACGCCAGAAAGGCTATGCGCATTTATTGGCGGTTTCACCCTAACGCCCGGCCTTGGAACCTATGGTAAATCTGCCCGAAACCTGGCCATTTCCCCCTGCGGTAATCGCGCCCGACTTATCGGATCCGCCGGTAATCGCGGATAAACCTATTGACACGCCAAAAAATACCAGTATTATGGGCCTGCGCGGTAATCGCGGCAGGACCGTAAAACCCCCGGTAATCGCCGGGGATATTGACGATGCACCTTTTTGATTGGAGAAAATCATGCGCAAGTTCACAGTAATCGCACCCGATGAAATGACCCTGGCCGATGTGCGTTCAATGCTCCCCGGCTGCACGGTTTCTGAAGTGAAGGTAAAAGCGAAGGCCAGCAAAATCGACGCTGATTTCGAGCCGGTAATCGTGTATAAAAACGGTGAACCTTACAAAGAGATCGACGGCGTGAGCGCACAGAAAGCCATTGCCAAGATCATGGCAGAAACTCGCAAGGGCCAGAATTCCGATGGTCGGCACAATTCAATGTACCCGAATTGGGGCGGAAAGCCGGACGCTGAAGTTGAACGGTACATGCTGCAGTTTTGCCGTGCCACGCATCACAAAATGGCCGATTACACCAATGGGGTGCGCGCATGAACTACCATATCAAACCCCAGGGCGATAGCTTTCTGGTAGTCCAGACGGATCCGGAGCACCCCAAGGATCGACTGGCGGATCGGATTATCGCCGTCTGCGGTAATCGCGCCGATGCTGCGCAAGTGGTGGCCGGGCTGTACGCTGTAACCGGCGCCAAGGACGAACCGGCCGGCGGTATTGGGCAACATTGACAACCCCGCAGTAATCGCGTATCCTCTTACAATCGGAGACAAGAATCATGGGCATGAAAAACACCGTTCGTTATCTGTCGCAGGCTGAAAAACCGATCAGCCAGGTATTTGATACTGGCCGGCGCGGTAATCCGTTGCCGGGCTGTGACTGTATCCAGTGCTTCGGCTACTGCTCTGTCAATTACGAAGTGGCCGAGCGGGAAAAGGCTGAGAAACGGGAAACCCCGGTGGTGACAGAATGAAGCGCGCGGTAATCGCGGCTGCCGTGTTAGCCCTTGCGGGCTGCACGGTAGTCAACGAGCACCGGGCGCCACCTGCCGACTGGCCACAGCTGGAAGTGACAGTCGAAGAAACCGGGTTCTGGGAAACGCAAGAGAAGTGCGGCCGTAACGTGGCCGAGGTGATATTGATTGGCCCGATGCTAGGCTGCGCGTATATCAATTTCGACGAAATGCGCTGCCGGATATACCTGTGGCTGAATAATGTGCTGGCGCATGAACTGCTGCACTGCCGAGGCTACGATCACTACGGGTCGTCGGATCTGCGCGACTATTGGGAAACCTGGAAAAAGGAGAATCAGAATGTGCAACGGTAATTGCGATCAGGGCCGTCGATGCGACTGCCTGACCAGCGATCTGTTCGACGGCCTGTTTACGTTGGGCTTTGCGATGGCGATGTTCGGGCTTGGTTTCGGTGCTGGCTACCTGGTGTGGAGGTTTTTATGATTCCGATTGACGAGCAGATAGAACACCAGCGCGGGGTATGCAATGGAACCAATAGCGAATATGAAAATGCAAAACTCGCTAGCCTCCAACGACTGAAAGCCATTGATGCTGTGCAGGTGCCGGAACAGCCAAGAGAAGGAGGCGTCGGTGTTTTTTCTGAATTTATTGTGTCAAAACAAACTCAGGAATACATCGACACCCTGCGCGACCTGCTGAAACGGACGGAAGAGAAACGCAGTAAGGCTCTAAAAGTCGCAGCTATGTATGCGCGACGTATGATGGATTTTGAAGACCGCGCCGAAGCAGCAGAAGCCAAACTCGCAGCCATAAAGGAGCAATCATGAAAGAGAGAATTAAGGAGTTGGCATTTATAACAACGGGCAGAGTAGCCGGAAATAAAAATGTATCCGCTGTAGAAAAAATGATTTCTGAAACAATCACCCTAGCCGTCAACGAAGCCCTTGAACTGGCGGCGAAGGAGTGCGAGACAAACTCACCCAAGCCGTTTACAACGGGCGGGATTATTGAACGCTCACAGTGCGCCGAAGCTATCAGGAAACTGAAGGTAAAGGAGTAATTATGCACATCGGAACGATTACCGTTGAATGGTTCGACTTCATGCTCGGAACATTCTTTTTCTGTGTGTGGTGCGCCTATGACGGATCGCTTGTCGAGGATGTCGCTGCGTGGTTTAAACGGAAGCTGAAGGAGCAATCGTGAAACACATACCGCAATGCAGAGAGTGTAAACGCCATATTTTTATCGGCAGCGAATTAGGACTACCGCCTAATATCTGCACACACCCGAACATAGCCTACACAGGCGACCTGATTAGCACCGTAACGGCGAGGGAAATGGACGAGTGCGGCCTCGAAGGAAAGCTGTTTGAACCGAAGCCACCCGAGCCTAAAAGCTGGTTGTCGCGGCTGTTTGGGGGTTGACCATGAACACCTGGATTCTCGGCGTAGACCCCGGCTTATCGGGCGCCATGGCGATGCTGAACGCCGGCGCCGTGGACGTGTTCGACATTCCGACCACCACGCGCACGGTCAATAAGAAAGAGAAACGCCAGATCGACCCGTACCAATTATCAGCCTGGCTGGAGATACAGCGGCCCTTGATCAAGTTCGCCGTGGTGGAACAGGTTGGCACCATGCCCGGCCAGGGGGTCACGTCCGCGTTCAATTTTGGCTTTACAACCGGCTGTATTCACGGTATTATTGCAGCCTGTGGCATTGAAATACGCACGGTACCGCCGCAGGTGTGGAAAAGGAAATACGGGCTGCTCGGCCAGAACAAGGACGCCAGCCGCGGGGAAGCGAGTCGCAGGTTTCCCCAATTCACCCACCTGTGGCAGTTGAAGAAGCATGACGGCCGGGCAGAAGCGGCACTGCTGGCACTTTATGGGAGCGAGATGACGTGATCCCCTCAATCGCAGAGCAGTTGCTATACATGGGTCTGGGTGCCGGCATTATGCAGCTGATCCATGAATACTACGACGCCAAGCCGGACCATGGCCGGGTGTTCGGTGCGATCCAGATGGTGATTTTCTGGACTTACCTGCTACTCAAAGCATGAGTTACTTAGCTGCCTTCGCTGCATCCTTCGTCTATATCTGCCTGAAGGCCATGCAGCAGATCAACGTGGTGCGGGACGCGCAGCGATGGATCCTGCCTACGTCCCTTGGCATGACCGTGTGCGAATTCTACATTGTTGGGTACATCGCTGCAGTCGGACCGACAGTGCCGGGTGTGCTGGCCATCGGTATTGGCTCCGGTCTTGGGTGTCTCTTGGCCATGCGGATACACCGCAAATGATCTACATCCTGTACCTGACGTTCATCGGCAACGTCACGCCACCCCAGCAGGTCGGTCCCTTTAAAGGCGTGATCGCCTGCGAACAGGCGGCAAGCCAAGTGAAAACGGTTGACAACCGCATCCGATCCACGGTATGCTTATCGTTGAACCATAAACCAATGCACTGGAATGGAAAGGAAATCCCGAAATGACAATCGGCCTTGACTTGCAAGCCCAAGCGAAAGCCGCTCTCCCCACCGACGCAGCTGCCCGCAAAGCCATTCCGGTCTACAGCGGGTTCATCAAGTATTTCCCACGCGGTATGATTGCCGTAGCCGAACTATCCCGCATCGGCAACGACCAGCACAATCCGGGGAAGCCGCTTCACTGGGATCGCAGCAAGTCCGGTGACGAGATGGATGCGCTGGTGCGGCACATGCTGGACGACGCCATGGGCGTGCCGACCGATACGGACGGGGTATTGCACGCCACCAAGCTGGCCTGGCGCGCGATGGGTAATCTGGAGAAGCTGCTGGAGAAGAAGGCGGCGGGGCTGGATACGCGGAACAGCCCTTCTATTGCTGAGCAATGGGCTGCCAATGGGGGGCGCAACTGATGCCCTACAAAGACATCACCAAGAAACGGGAAGCCGACCGCAAGTATTGGCTGAAGGTCAAGGGCGCCGGCCCTGATTCAGTGTCGGCCGCCATGAACCGCTCGGTTGGCGTGGTGCAGGACTTGGGCATCAAGGTGCCGAAGGATGGCCTGAAGATCGCCACCATCCCGGACGTGCAAGCCATGCCGGACGTGCCGCTGGATCACCTGACATGGTATGGCAAATACCTGGCAGAGAAACGCCCGGACGTGATCGTCTGCATTGGCGACTTCGGTGACTTCCCCAGCCTGTCGCAGTTTGGCCGCGGCAAGCTGGAGTTTGAAGGCCGGCGCTATCGCAAAGACCTTGACGCCTTTCACCGCGCCATGGAACTGCTGATGGCGCCAATCGCCAAGGTTCGGGGCTGGAAGCCGCATCTGGAGTTCACCGAAGGCAACCACGAAAGTCACATCGAACGGGCAGTCAACGAGGATCCGCGCCTGGAAGGGCTAATGTCGCTGGACGACCTGCGGCTGAAGGACTACGGCTGGCGGCAGCACAAGTTCCTGCAGCCGGTCAGCATCGGCGGGGTGGCGTTCTGCCACTACTTCCCGTCCGGCGTGATGGGTCGCCCGATCACGACGGCAGCGGAACTGCTGCGCAAGCTGCACATGAGCGCCTTCGCCGGCCACCAGCAAGGCCGCGAGATTGCCTTCGGCCGCCGCGCCGATGGCGGGCACATGACGGCGATCATTTCCGGCAGTTTCTACCAGCACCAATACAAGTATC